TATAAAGTCATTTTTTATTCTTTTAGCTAGTTTCTTCAGGGCCTGCTTTTCAATTTGTGAAACTCTGACCAATGAAATACCCAAGCGCTTGGCAACTTCTTCTAGTGTCATAGCGCCATGTTTTTCAATTGCAGTGAAGACACAGTTGTTGTCTTCTGGATAATCAATCCATGCTCTGTCTTCTTCATTTTTTTGTTTGGGTTTAGTTTTCTTCTTCAAAGTCTTCCTCTATTAAGTCAAATATAAAATTCTTTTCGTTTTCTGAAAGGCCAAGTTGTTCTTTCATCTGTTCTCCTTTTTCTATGTCTTTCATCGCATTAGAAGATAGCTTTTTGCCAATGGTGCTCTTACTTTGTTTAATCTTCTGTACTATTTTTGCCATATCTAAATCGTTATTAACATACATCTCTACAATACCACGAAAGAAGTTGCCTTGTGTAAGGCGGTCATACCTTAATCTAAGTATCATTCTGGCATGTTGGTCATCATCATCGGTAAATACTATATTTTTTTGCCTCATCTTTTTAAAATGTGAGTACTGCTTTCAAACTGGCCAGCTGTACTTTGTTGAACAAACGTAGCCATTGATTGTAGTTCTGTGATATTTCTAGCTCCGGAATAAGAAAACCCTGACCTTATATTGCTTTCAAGGTTGTTAATGATATCAACAACGCTTCCCTTATATGGTATAGTCGTTGAGATTCCCTCAAGCGAACGGGCCTTGCCCCTCCAGTCCACCTGTGCCTCGACACTGGCCATACCTCTATAAACTTTGTACTTGCTCTCTTCCGAAGAGCTAAGGACATCGCCCGGAGACTCATCCGTTCCCGCAAGCATAGAACCTAACATAACAAAGTCTGCTCCAGCTGCGAGCGCCTTTACAATATCTCCTGCTGTTTTGATTCCACCATCAGCAATGATGGCTGCACCATCCATACTAGCGCAGTCCATGACTGATTGCAGGGTTGGCATGCCGTGACCTGTTTGAATCCTGGTTGAACAGATGGAACCGCCACCTATACCGATGCGAACCGCGTCAGCTCCCCAGGTTGATAAGTCGTGGTAAGCCTCCGGAGTGGCGATGTTACCTGCCATTATCAAGACCCCCTCTCCATGAGAGTCCTTTAGAGTCTTGATTGCACGTTCAGTCAAAGAATGGTGGCCGTGAGCAACATCCAAACACAGAATCCTTACACCGTTTTCTACAAGAATTCTAGCTCTCTTTTCATAATCATCGGTGGAGCCAATTGCCACTGATAATTTCGAAGAGTACTCATGCTGCTCCTCTTCTAATCTCATTCTAATATCTGCAAATATACTAGCCTGCTTGACTGGTGGGTTGTATCTATGTAGCACCCCCAAAGCCCCAAGCTTAGCCATTGCATACATCATATTGCCTTCTGTGACTGTGTCCATTGGGCTTGAGATTATCGGTAGGCGGAATGTGCAGCCACCAATACTCGTCTCTAGCGAAACTTCATTCCTGCTTTCTATGTCGCTCTTGGCGGGAACCAAAAGAACATCATCAAAGCTATAGGTCTGCCTAAGTTTCATCTTGCCAATCCTCCTCGTCTCCAAAACAATCAAGACATAACAAGTCTATATTCTCGCTTTGTTGATTTATTTTCCAATTATCTATATTTTCGCCCTCGTTTGGTTGGCGGCCGCAAGAGCTACATGCCACCATCATTTTGAATTCTTGCATTTTCTGCTTGAAGTCTTTGAAGAATTGCTTGCGGGCAGCGACAAGCTGGCGCCTGCGGAGTTTTCTAGCGAATCCCATTATGTTTCCCCAGTTGAACCCAAAGCACCGGAGCCGCGTGAGGTCTCTTTTCCATAGATACTATCTACTTCAATAATCTTTAAGGATGGTCTTTCAATTTTAACAAAGACGCCTTGTGCAATCTTTTGTCCTGGTGAAATATACTGCGGCTCAGTTCCAATGTTTTGAAGATTAACAAAAATCTCTCCGTCATAACCCTCATCTACAACACACGCGCCAGTTACTAGCTGTTTCTTGCTGGCGACTCCAGACTTGTTCATAATCTGAAGCATACAGCCACGAGGCACTTCCATTTTGATGCCCGTCTCTAGCAGAGCGCTCTGTCCAGGCTCCACTTTCATTAGTTCTGGTGTTGCAGGACAAAAGAAAAAATCCATCCCCGCGTCTGTAGAATGTGCCCTGACTGGAATCTTGGCCATGGGCCTGGTCTTGAAGACTCTTACATCATCATGTTCATCAAAAATCATTAACATACTCCTTTTTCTAATAAGTCTCTCTCTTTAATGAGCGTATAAGTAAAATTGTTACTCCACTTTTCGGCTGCCTCTTCACAAGTCTCCATAAACTCGTAAAAATCTTGACTGCTCTGAAATACTTGGCAACCAGCTGAGACCCCCCCAGTGTTAATTCTGGCGTCAGACCCAAACTGTCTGTGAATATTGATGCCGAACCAGCCTTCCTCTTCAGGACCGTGGTAGTCTGGGGTCGCATCTCTATTGTTGTCTCTAACAACTCTAACTTTGGCTCCGCGTTGAATCAATGCAGTATATTTTCTTTTTCCATTGTGAAGGCCAATTTTGTATGTTGAACGATATTGGTCTGGTACAAGAATCGCTGTACCCTTGTGTCTGACCGACTTGATAGGTCTTTTTAAGATACTCGTTCCTGGCTCAGTAGTCGCCGGATACACATCACATACCCACTCTCCATTGATTTTATATAGAACATTCAAAAAATCATCAAACTTTGATGCATCCCCTGAATCGTTCCTTACTCCTACAATATTCAAATTGTAATCTCCATTCTCAAAAAAGGCATAACCCTTTTCAGAAAAAACCTTCTTATACTGTTCTACCATAACTTTGGCAGAAAGTCCAGTTAATCTAGCCATTATTTTCTCCTATGCTAAAAGTTTAAACATTTTTCTCACACTAAAAGTGGAGAAGCCCCAGTTTGGGTCGTACTTCAATCTAGCCATGTAAGGTCTATTGATATGAACAACATCTTTCTCTGGGTCCACTCCCCAACATCTTATCGTAGTTGTTTCGTTGTTATCATCAATCACCTTAACTACGTAGAAGTTCTTTCCATTTTTTGACTTTTTTAATTTGCATTCACGCGGGATGAACCATGTCACACCAAGCGAAGGGTCAAACTCTGAGATAGGCGGTATGTACAATTCGTCCAGTTTCTCTCTGACACGGGGAGTGACCACCGCATTGATTGGGAACACACCAGTTAGATTGACTAGATACTCTAGTTTCTCCTCTTCTGAAAAGTCTCCCTCTGGGGCGTACGTTTGTATATTCTCTAGCAGGTTCTTCTCTTTGCGGGGCCTGTCAGTGCATACGGCTGCATGGAAATGCTTCAGCCCTGTAAACCTGTCGTCAACAAGGTCAGTTAATGCCTGGGCCAAGCACAGAGCGGTAACAGATTTCTTGTTTAGCTTGGAGTAGACAATCTCCGGATGGAATAAGAACTCCTCCACGGTGTTGAATGGTCGATGTTCAATAATCTGCTCGATAGCTTTCTCGCCCAATCCTTTGATGGAAGTTAAAGGTTGAATAAGTGTGTTATTATCGTCACTGATTTCCCAATGTGTACCTGATGTATTTACGTTTAGTGGCTCAACGTTAAAACCCATTGACTTGGCAGTTGAGATTGCTCTTTCTTTTCGCTTTTCTGGCTCCTTATCCAAGAAGGCTGCGAGCCACTCGGCTGGATAATAATTCAACAGCCAAGCGCACTGATAAGATAAGATACAATAAGATACAGCATGAGACTTGTTAAAACCATAACCCGAAAAGTACTCGAACTTGTTCCAAAGTTCTCGCGCTTCGTGTGATGCCATCCCCTTCTCTAGGCAGCCCTTGTGAAACTTGTCAAAAATCCTGTCTTTTTCCTCAGTTACTGCACCAGTACCCTTTTTAGTTAAGAGTTTGCGCAGCTTGTTACCCTCATCCAGAGTTAGGTTTTTGCCTAGCTTGTGAGCCAACATGGCAATTTGTTCCTGGAAAATAAGGAAGCCATACGTTTCTTCAGTGATAGAGCGTACCGTGTCGTTAAGATAGTCAACCTCATCCGGAGCCTGCTTTGCGCCGACGAACATCTTATCAACTCCCGCTGATAGTGGGCCTGGGCGGTAAATCGAAGTGATGGCTGCAAGGTCTGTAATGTTATCTGGCTTTGCGTTCCTGCAGAAAGATTGTGCTCCGCCTTCTGTGAATTGAAATATGCCTGCCCACTTTCCTTCGTGAAAGATGTTCTCCCACACCTGGCGGTCTTCTAAATCAATCTTCTCTGGATGCAAGTGTTCGTTGTAGTATTCCCTAATGTCTTCAAAGGTAGGGTTCTCGATGTTGTGGTGCCGCTTCAATATTCTTTCGATAGCGCCCTCGACCATTCGAAGAGACGCTAAGCCCAAAATATCAAACTTGATAAATCCCATAGGCTCCAAGTGACGTACATTTTGGCCTTCGCTCCATGGAGTTTGCCTGACTCCACCACTATTGATTAGTGGCATCCACTCATCCAGACGCTCCCCAATCACAACCCCTCCGGCATGCCGGCTGGCTGACCTGGTTTGTCCGTATAGCTTTTCCACATGAGTTTTGATATGGGGGTACTTTTGCAAAAAGTTTTGCAGAGTTTCTGAATACATCATCAACTCTTCAAATGTCGGGACATAAACACCAGCAGTAATACCGTGAGCTTTTTTAGCTAGTGGTGTTGCCTCGTGAACCATTTTACTGGTTACGTTGTTGACTTCTGTAAACTCAATTCCGTAAAACTTAGAAATATCTTTTATGAGAGAGCGAAGCTGTAGAGTGTTCCAATTAGTAATAGGAACAACAGTGTCATCGCCCCATTGGTCAATCAAATGCTCCTTCAGGACCATCGGGTCAGAGACGTCATAATCAATATCTGGATATCCAGAACCGCCCTTTGTTAGGAATCTTTCAAATTGAAGGCCATACTTCATTGGGTCAACTTGAGTAATGTTTAGCACATAGGATACCAGAGAGCCGGCAGCGGAGCCGCGACCGGGGCCGACGAGCTGCTTCTCTATGGCCATATCAGAAATAGCTTTCATTGTTAAAAAATACTTTGAAAAGCCGCGGCTGTCGATAATACCGACTTCATATTTTAATCTCTCAGCGTACTCTTTGTTATTTTCAAGGCCCAAGCTACGAAGACCCTCGACACAGAGTGCAGCGAGTGTCTGACCCGCAGTGCTTCCCTCCGGGACGACAAAACTAGGTAGACGTACTGTGTTGTCTGGTAGGAAGCTTTCAATTCTATTGTGTGCAATATGATACGTTCGTTCGATAGATGCTTTCACAAGCGCGTCATCATATTCTACCCCACACATTTTAGAGTAGTGCTTGTAACTTTCCCACATTTGGTCGCCATTCTTTGGATACAACTCGTAACCAACCTCCTCAACAGAAAGAGGCAACTCTTCAGAAAGATAGTCTGGCCTACCTTTACCTAGCCAACCTAAGCGCTTGTATAGTTCTCTGTCTTTCCAGACTTCTGGATTGTAATAGTGAGAGTCCGCAGTCGAGATAAGCTCCACGCCGAACTCATAGTGCATCTGTATGATATGTTGGTTTAATTCGTGCTGTTCCGGGACATTGTTCCACTGTAGCTCTCCATACCAACGGTCACCAAAGATTTGCTGCATTTTTTGCGTAGTCTTTCTCATTGCTGCCAACACAGCTTCTGGTCCTTCATCACGGTTCTCCCAGTAGTTGCCAGCATACACACCACCAAGACAAGCTGATGCTGCAATCACGCCCTTGTTGTGCTTTTTAAGCAGTGCGTAATCAACGCGGGGATACCTGTAAAAATTATCTCCCACATAACTCGTAGAAATCATCTTAAAGATATTCCTTAAGCCTTCTTGGTTTTGTGCCAACAGGATAAGATGGCGACGGCGATTCAGAACTGATTTCATCTTCTTTTTGGAAGCCTCGTTTTCAACAGTCGTGCCTGATTGCTCTGCTTCATAATCTGACTTCTTCTTAGACTCAGCCTTGATTCTGTCATAGTCATCTCGCCAATTGGCGACTGAAGGGATAAAATAAGCTTCTACTCCAAAAATTGGCTTGAAGTCTCTGCCCTGCTTTTGCATCTTCTTTGCATGCAAAACCTGGCCTGCTAGACCATTAGCATTGCCGTGGTCGGTTAGTGCCAAGGCATCCATGCCATTATTATAAGCAAAGTCCATATGTTCAGCGGGATATCCCAATGCATCGAATGGCGAACCCGCCACAGAATGTGCATGTAGACCGACAAAAGGTATATTAGAATTATTTCTCGATGTCTGCAATTAGTGCCTCCAAATCAGCTTTAATAAGGTTTAAGTCTTGTAGTGTCTCTTTTTTTCTATCTATATTATGATACTCTATATCTTGGCAAAAGTCACGTAAAAAATTCTGTTGATCTTGTTTTAATTGGTGAAACATTAGTGGCAGACCTGCTGCCTCCTTCACAAAGTAAAAAATGTTATCATAAATTTGGTCTGGCTGTATCATTCTCTCTCCTCATATGAAATGGCTTACACATAGTTTTTGTCATCTGTCTTATAGTTAAGTCTGAAGCGTAGAATTGTTTCAGGCTCTCCCATGTATCAAGATTGTAGTATTCTGCTATCTTGACTTCTTTGTCTGGATATATATTATCATGATAAAATATTTTGTCAAGTGTAAAATTCTTTGCTGACCATCTTTCTTTCATTGGGATTTTTTTATTGCCTCCTGTGTTGTTTTCATTAACCTGTCTTCTAAATTCTAACCAATCTTCTGACGTGAAGCTAAAA